TTTTTTCATAATTGTAATTAAGATAGTGTATATAAAAACGATTATTTATATCGAGTGAATTTGAATTAATTTTAGAAACAAGTTCGTCTAATGAATTTCTATCTATTTTAGATTGAATTGAAAAATTGTCAACGTGAATTGTTTTGTATCCTAGTGATTCTCCAAAAGAATGACAAGTCGAACATTGCCAATTTTCTGCACCAATTCCAAGAACTTGATCTCCTTTGAGATAAACTGTTGATGTTATTGGATCTTTTGTTGTTTCATTATAATAAAAATAACAGTTTCCTGTTTTTCCAGCATCAATACAAAGTGAACTGTATTTTGACAAATATGTTCCTGAATTTACGTCTGTTGTAAAATCATATAAACTATTAATTGGCATTTCTGTTTCTGTTAAAAAATTATTAAGATATGAATCTATTTTATATAAAGCAAACCAACTATATCCATCGGGATATGTTTGGATACCAGTTGAATGTGTTGGTGGATCTTTTGCAAAAAATTCTATTTCACCCAATAAACAATTTGGTTTGTTTTTTCCAACACAAAGATATACAATATCCGTTAGATTATTATAGCAATAAGAATTAATGCCATTACTGCCAAAATGAAAAGGTTCATATACATCATTAATTTTCCAATTTTTTCTTGGACATACGATAGAAATTTCATCACTTGTAATTCTACTAATTATGGAAATATCAGATTGATCAACACTACTATCTGGATAAGTTGATCCTGATATACCTCCAAGAAAAACAAAAAAATTATTAATTTCTTTTTTTAATGAATCTGATGTGAATGATTTTATTTGATTTTTTAATATTGTCATGTTAGTGGTATTTTAACTACAAGAGGAACAATCATATCTAGTAGCATCAAGACATGAATTTAAACCTAGATTGGGAGAATTACCTGTTAAATTCAAAAATTTTTCTATTGTAATATGTCCTAATGTTCCATTGGGAACAACGATTTCTGATCGAATTCGTGAACTCCAAAAAGGAAGAGCATGTTGTGGGGCAGTTGCACCACCAATTCCGGTAGGATTACAATTATAAACACAACAATAGCAAGTATAACTTACTAGTGTATCAGGATCTGAACAAACTAGGTTAGAAAAAACATCATAAAAGCTAGTTTCGTAATCTGTATTTTGATCTGGATCTGTAATATAATTCGGATACAAAAATAAATATCTACCTATTACTGGTACTTCTCCTAAATCTAACCTAAATGGGGGTGATGCAGTTGTTCCATTTGCGGGTAATTCTGTATCAATTGAAGTATATTGTTCAAAAAATGCCAAAGTTCCAGCAGGATGAACTCCATCTAAAACTGTTTTTTTGTAATTCAAAATAGTATTATCAGACACAGAAGCATCTGATGTTAAAATATAAGAGTGCTCTTGCCAAAAATTATCATCAGGAAGAATGGATTCATTTAATGCAGAACCATATAGATTTAATCTAGTATCAGAATTATAACCAACTTCACCAACCAAGACATCATTTTGTATTGGATTTTTTGGATCAAAATTATCGGGTAAATCAATTATTGAATTAGTATTAATATCCCACGAAAAATTATAATATTTTCCACCATTTAATCTCATTAAATATTTTTTAGGATAATCAATTTTAACGTTATTAACATTAAATAAAATTTTCATCATATAACGATACGAACCCTCTGTTCCTTTACTAATTAGAAAATCAGTTTTTATACTTCTTAAAAATTTTCTTAAATTAATTCTATCTTCATTTTGTATAGAAGAAATTAAAATAAAAGGAGCATATGTTTTGACATAATAATCTAAAAATGAATCAGGAACTTCATCTATATTAAAAAGTTGTTCAATGTCATAAGGAGTTAAATTTATATTAGTCTTTTTAAATCCACAATACAACCAATTATAATATTCTGTTAAAAAACTAATAAAATAATTATTACTTTCATCATTTGAATAATTTTGTTTTATCCAAAATGGAATTTGTGTTTCAACATTTAATGGAGAGATGCAATAATTTTCATCTGTAATTGTTTGCGCGTAACTAGTAAAAGAAACAGAAGGTAAAGCCACAAAACTGGCTGGTGGTTCTGTTTGTTGAGTGGAAGTTTTTAATAGTCCAATTAACATTTTAAATTATTAATTCTGGTGGTTGTATAATTGTATTAACAGTTAAATATACTTCATCTTTCGCTATAATATAATTTTCTTTAGGAAACGCTATGATTTCTATCCCATCATTTGAATTGAATAAATTTGGATATATTATTACAGTTCCAGTTTTGTAATTTACTTCTCCCACTTCTGTATTTAAATCACGAATACCGTCATCAGATGATGAATACAATTTTAATTTACCAATTGATGGTGGATTTACAGCAGATGCACTAAATTTTATTGGTGAATCCTGTATAATAACAAAAGAATTTGTTTGTTCTTGGGTATTAGAATCATAATATGTACTTTCAAATGGAAGAGTTCTAACCCCCAAACCAGCTGCATTTGTATTTGTTTTAAATAATGAATTTTTAAAATTCAAAACTATATTTGTGTTAGAAGGAAGTATTCTATATTTTAATTCAAATCCGATTGAATCTACAATTAAATTTTTAGACTCAATTAAATTAGTTACATCAGTGGCATATAAAGATTTAGCAAAAGAACCAGCCTTAAACATTGAATTAATAGTTTCATTTATATTATTTAAAATTAATTGAGGATCTGTCTGTAAATCAGAAGTGTATAATGTTCTTATTGACATATCAACCATCATAGATTTAGGTGGAACATATTCTGGTAAAATTGTTACAACTGATCTATCCTTCATTTTGGATACAATTTCTCTAATAACTGAATTATTTGTAGTTGCAATTCCATTTATTGAAAATAATAATCTACCATATATTGGTGGTGTATTATCTTCGCCGCCCCAAACATTAATACCCTCTGTGTAACCTAATTGTGCTAAAAATCCAATATAATCATTTTTAGTTACTAATCTTTGTTGTGCAGAAAATATCAAAGGTGCAACTTTTTTTGCTAAGTTTAAATTTGGCTTATCTAAACCACCAGATGACGGAGATAGTGTAATTATGTTTGATCCCTGTGGTATTTGAACTGCTCTAAAGGAAGTGGCAGAATTAGAAACCACACCGTTAGAAGATAAATACTCAATTTTAACTCTATCTCCTGATTTTAAAACTTGATTTTCGTTTGCTGATGTTTGAAACTTCACAACAAACCCACTAAGTCTTCTTTCAATCGAATATAGATTAGACGTTGATTCGATATAATTATTATTGTATGTGTCTAATAATGACCAATATGTGTAATCTGAAGAAATTTCATCATCTGCTCTTTTTACAGATACTTTTATTGTTTTGACATCAGTTGTTAAATCTGGTATTAATATTTCTTGATTTGGAAAATCAAAACCATCTCCACCATAACTTAAAGAGTTATATATTCCTTCATAAATTGAAAAATAATCTGTTTCATTAAGTCCAATATCATTTATTATTGTTACTGGTATTAAATCTATATTCCAAAATTGATACTGAGAACCCTCTGGAGTTGTTCCGGTAATATTTACTGTATATGGTTTAATTTCGGTGACAGATGTTATATTCGTTAGTTTTATTCTTGCCATTGAACTTGTTCTAGTGGGTAAAACGTAACCCAATGGTTTTACCAAAGAAACTATTGATCTCTCTAATTGAGCGGTATCCAAAAAAGCCTCTCCGGAAATCATATTTGCATAGTGTGCATAATATAAAGTATTATAAGCCAGTAAATCTAGTAAAAAATTTACAGCGGAACCTTCAAAATTTAAATCACGAACAGTTTCTTGTTTTTTAAGATACTCTAATAATGAGGTTCTTATATTATCGTAATCTAATTCGGATAAATTTATCTTCATGATGGTGATACCGTTAATACTAAGTTTTGTGGTGCGTTATTTAATTGTTTATTATTTAAAAAATATGTTATGTTTATCTTTATGTCATCAGAAACTGATCCCAATGGATATTCTATATTAAGATCATCTACTATGATTCTAGGTTCCAACTCTTCTAGAGCAGTTTTAATTTCATTAGTAAGTACAGCCAATTGAGCAAAATTTGGACTTTCAAACAAAAAATCAACTAAACTGGTTCCAAAATAATTATTAAAAGGTCTTTCTCCTTTTCTAGTCAATACTATATTTTTTATTGATTGAATGATAGAAGAATTACCAGAGACAAAATAAATGTCATTTGTATCTGGATTTTTTTTGAAGAAAATGTTTAAATCTCTATATTTCATCTGATGCCTTATTGAGTATTTAGCGTCAGTTTATCTGCTCTAGATTCTGGTCTTAGATACTCAGAGTCTCGTATCAATGTTACTGTCATAAGATGTTTTGTTTTTGCTATATCGTGAACAATATTAGAGACTAACCAAATACCAGAATATCTTTTATTTCCAAATTTCATATTTACCTTTACACCTGGTCTTAATGTAAGATCTCCATTTAGGGTAACTATTATTTTATTTGACAGTAATTGCATCATTTGAGCATTTCTCAAAAGAGGTCTATCTTTTGGTGTTTGCCAGAAAGTACAATAAGTTTCAGAATATTTCAAATAATCTAAGAATTTTTCACCGATACAAGGGCAGTTACAATTCAAAGAACTCTTATCATTATCCCAATCACACCCTAACCATTCCTCGCCTAATACATTTTCAATCAGATCACACTCCCTTAATTCATCCTCTAATTGTTTTAATTCCAACATCGTTGGTTCTGAACCAGTAATTCCAGATACTAGTCTGTCTGGTCTTAACTCCTGACAGGGACAATTGCATAGTGGATCTTCTTCTGGGCACTCTGAATTATCAACGGGTTCTGGATTTGCACATCTATATTCACTACAGATTCTGGTAAGATCCTGTCTAGATAGAACCATAAACTGAGCCGCAAAATTTCGATCAAATGTTGAATCTTCATCTTCTAATTCTGGTCCAACTATACCATATTCCGATTCTCCAGTTTCATCATTAGTCCAAATACAAGAATAATCATTCTGTTCTAATTTTGGATGTGTCCATATAGAGACACCAAAATATTTTCCATAAAATGTAGTTTCATTTTCGGATTCGTTACCTTCTGCTTCGTTTCTATTTGTTAGTTTTAATTCAAACAAAGCCAACCAATTTGTTTGTTCACCATCATTTGGATAATATGAAATATTTGATTGAAAGTAATTAACATCAATTGGCAATTGTCCGTATACACTATCTCTGTAGTAATAAAAAGCAAATACATTTGCTGGTAAGAAAATATTTTTTAAATTTCGATCATTTGCTATGGTAGTATCATACTTTCCATTTATTGAATATGTTTCAGTTACGTCTGGTAGTAACTCATCACCGACTTCAATCAAACCATTAAAAGGATTAGTCACAAGATACGATGGTTGCAATAAACCCTTTAGTCTAAAATTATTAAATTCATAATAAGAATCCGAAAGAGATAGAGGATTCTTTCTCGTATTAACTACTTGTTTATCATGATAAAATATTTCATTAAATTGACCATTCCAGAAAGAAGTATTCCAATAATTAACTGCATAATTAGAAAATGTTCCAAATTGTGGAAGAGCATATGAACCATCAACCACTGCATAGTTATTTAATGGATCTTTAGATTCTCTATTTTTATCAGTATCAGAAGCATAAGCATTCAAGTAAAAATTTTTATTAAAAATAGAAACTCGTGGAAGAACTTCATTAGTTTTATAATAATTTATTGACGGACTCATTCCATAACTGACAGGAGTATTATAAATTGTAGTTTCGTCTAAAGCAATAGGATTAAAATAACCAGTTTGTACTACATGGTAATCTTTATTATTAAGTAATGCTTTATTTTTTACTTTTAGTTTTTGTTTTTTCTTTTTGATTCGCTTTACTGCAACATCAAAACCATATGGGTCTTGACCTATTACAGAAATATTATAATCAACAGATTTTGTTCCAAATGGACCACATGTTAAAAATACATGATAAGGCAAATAATACTCAGAGCCAGGAGTGTCGTAAAATCCTCGTGGAAAATCATATAAAGTATTTTTACCGATAGGAGTTTGAAATTCTATTCTAACAAAACTTTCAATTTCTTCCAATATGTTTTCAATTGGTTTTTTTGGTAGTTCTTCAGAATCTGAGTTTAGTTCTGGTATATTTAAAAAGTTTCTAGAATTTATGTAATCAATTGGATTGAAATCTTTGATTCGTTCTAATGCAAATGGTTGTAAAACACAAATTCCTTTATCTATGGGTGACAAGTAATCATTATTTTTATTATCAGAATATGATTTAATAATTTCAAAAGTATAACTGTCAGTTGTGGTATTATTAGTATTATTACAATTTTTTTCTTTATACGTTGCGGTAATTGTTATACTGTTTTCTGTTTTTGTAACTTCATAATCATATGCTGTGTTACTTGTATCTACAAAAACAGAATCAACTAATTTTTTTACTATTTGTTGTTTAGTTAATTTTTGTGGATTAGAATCAACAAATTTTTGGTTAATTTCCTCAACTTTAGTTTCTGAACTATTGTACGGAATACATTCCGATGGAAAATTAGTTTCATAATAACCAGACCTACTTCTTGTTGTTGTTTTTTTGTATTTTACTGAATGATAATAATTAAAATATAAATGTGGATCATTTCCTAGTGGAGATCCAGAATTTGGACCACCAATATCCTCAAACATGGAGAAAAATGGATTTGATTGATATCCAATTTCAAAATTATATCCAGAATCATAATAAGGATGTTTTGTTCTTGGATTTATTTCTTCATCATCGTTATAAAATATTTCATATGGATAATATGAAGTTGTTCCGGGCAAAAATCCTTTGAAATTAAAAGAACCAGTCACTCCAGTATATAATTCTTTTAACACGGATTTATGTGCTAATTTTTCGTATTTACTACCTCTAATTGGTAGTCTTTTAATTGACTTTACATTAAATAAATTTTTTGGATTATCTGCTGTAAATCCTATATCTTTTGATATAAAGAATGCTTTTCTTCCTTGATACTTTTCATACAATTGTTTAAAATTTTCTTTTTCATCGGTTATGGTTTGTATCAATTGATTAAAATAAGGAGAGTCCCGTATTTCTTCTCTATTTTGTATTGGTTTTGTATATGCTCTTTCAATGTATTGATCTTTTAATTCTTGTGAACAAAAACATAAAGGACCAAATATTTGGCCTGGTTCACAAATTCCGGGGGTATTGTTTATTACTTCTTCGGAACAAATTGGTATATTTTCTACTGTGCTTTTTGCAAACTCAAATAATTGAATAGATTTATCAACTAATTCACGACCAAATTTAATTCTTTCTACTTCCAAATCATACAAATATTTTGTCTGAATGTCTGGAACTTCTCTTAAGTACATAAGTTCACCAATTGTTTTGTTAAATGGCTCTTCATTAAAATCATAACTAAGAGAAAGCCCAGATGGCAATTTTCTTTCCCCAGTAAATCCATCTGTAGAAACATAATTTATTATATCAGTAAAACCACCGGCGGCCGCAACACCAAATTCAGGATTGAATACTTCTTCCGATTCAACTGAACCGGGATCACAACAAATGCTACATTTATATACTTTCCATTTTTCTTTTAGATTTTTCTTGGAGGCATATTCAATTTTTTTATCTTTAATTTTTTGTTTAA